TTTCAGCAAGAAAGCAAACGCTGATGCGATGGCAGCTAAATTGAAAGCCGCCGGGTTTGATACCTACATTACAACTGAACAAGGTCAAGCGGTGTCTTCTTCAACAACGGTGAGCACAAGCAAGAAAATTGTTGTTGGAAGCACTGTAAGGGTTAAGCAAGGAGCCAAAACCTATACGGGTGGCAGCCTTGCTTCTTTTGTATACAGCAGAGACCACAAGGTGTCCGAGCTTAGCGGCGACCGTGCAGTTATTACTTATAACGGTACTGTAGTTGCAGCAGTTCGGCTGTCTGATTTAACAGCCGTATAACGGCTTTACTTTACAACAAAGTCTGAGCCTATTGATAAGGAGGTTCTGATGATACGTTTTAGACAAAAGGGTGATTTTTCGAAAGTGACTCGCTTTTTGGAAAGAGCTAAAGAAGCCATTCGGCTTGGCACTCTCGACAAATACGGCCGAGAAGGGGTCGCGGCCCTTTCGTCTGCAACGCCTGTCGATAGCGGTCTTACTGCCAGTTCATGGTATTACGAGATTGAAAATCGAAGCGGATCAGCAAGAATCACCTTTTACAATTCAAACATTCAAAATGGAGTTCCTATTGCCATCATTCTTCAGTATGGGCATGGGACTCGCAACGGTGGCTGGGTACAGGGTCGAGATTATATCAATCCTGCTATCCGGCCTATTTTTGAAAAAATTGCAGATGAAGCATGGAAGGAGGTTACTAAACTGTGAGTAAAACGATTGATGAAAAAGTTGTTGAAATGCGATTTGACAACAAGCAGTTTGAAAGTAATGTCCAGACCAGCTTGTCTACGATTGAAAAGCTTAAACAGAGCTTGAACATGGACGGCGCCGCTAAAGGTTTTGACAGCATAAATACTGCTGCAAAAAGTGTGAATATGTCCGGTCTTGGCGATGCTGTTGAAACTGTTCGTGCCCGCTTTTCGGCTTTGGAGGTTATGGCTGTAACGGCTCTTGCCAATATTACGAATTCGGTCATCAACACCGGGAAACAAATGCTGTCTTCTCTGATCGTTGAGCCAATTAGTCAGGGCTTTAGCGAATATGAGCTTAAGATGGGTTCTATTCAGACCATCATGATGAGTACCGGCGCATCTCTTGAAGAGGTCAACGGTTATTTGAATGAACTGAATACATATGCTGACAAAACGATTTACTCATTTTCAGACATGACTTCCAATATCGGTAAGTTTACCAATGCCGGGGTTAAACTTGAAGATGCTGTCATGGCAATTCAAGGCGTGTCGAATGCGGCGGCTGTTTCCGGTGCCAACGCCAATGAAGCTTCCAGAGCTATGTACAACTTTGCGCAGGCATTGTCGGCAGGCTATGTTAAGCTGATCGATTGGAAGAGTATTGAATATGCGAATATGGCAACTGTCGAGTTTAAGACTCAATTGCTTGAAGCGGCTGTGGCAGCGGGAACGCTTACAAGAACTACCGATGGTATGTATAAGACTCTGGAAGGCACAGTCATCGACGCTACCCATAACTTCAATGACAGTCTGCAAGACCAGTGGCTGACAACCGATGTTCTGGTAAGCACTCTTCGTGATTATGCTGATGAAACAACAGAAATCGGTAAGAAAGCTTTCGCAGCAGCTCAAGATGTAAAGACTTTCACTCAGTTAATGGACGCCTTGAAGGAAGCCGTTGGCTCCGGATGGGCACAAACATTTGAAATCCTGTTTGGCGATTTCGAAGAGGCTAAGGAACTGTGGACCAGTTTAAGTCAGACTATCGGCGGATTCATTGTTGCGCAGTCTACAGCTCGTAATGAGTTGCTTCAGGGATGGAAGGATCTTGGTGGCCGTACTGTTCTTATTGAAGCGCTTAAAAACGCTTTTGAAGGTTTAACAAGCGTTGCAAAACCAATCATTGAGGCCTTTAAAGAGATATTTCCTGCTACTACTGCTCAGCAGCTTTATAATCTTACAGAAAGTCTTAGGAAATTCACGGAAAAGCTCAAGCTTAGTGATACAGCTTCGGCCAATCTAAAATCTACTTTCAAAGGGTTATTTGCCATTCTTGATATTGTCAAGCAGGCATTTTCGGCTATCTTTACAGCCATTAAGCCTTTGTTCAGCGGATTTGATACTCTGGGCGGAGGTATTCTCGGTGTAACCGGAGACATCGGAGATGCTATTGTCAAGTTTGACGAGTTCATTAAAGAAAACGAGGTATTTACCAAAGTTGCAGAAGGTATCGCTGCTGTTCTGGAAACTGTCATCACGGCTGTTGAAGCGATGGGCGATGCTTTGGCTAATTGCAAATTCTTGCAACTACTCGAAGCTATCTGGAATGCGGTCAAGAGCATTGCAGGAGGTATTGCAAAGGGTCTCGGTACAGCTATTGATGGTCTTATCAGTTCTCTCAGCAATGCCAATTTTAGCGGTATTATTGACCTTTTGAACGGCCTGTCTGTTGGCGGTATTGCTTTGGGGATTACCAAATTTTTGAAAAGCATAAGTGAACCGTTTGATGGCTTGAAAGACATGCTTGAGGGTGTAACGGGCATTCTCGATGGAGTTCGAGGCTGCTTTGAAGCTTACCAGACTCAATTAAAAGCGGGTACTCTCCTTAAAATTGCAGCCGCTATTGCTATTCTTGCGGCTTCAATTGTGGCTATAAGTTTGATTGACAGCGATAAATTGGCGGCGGCTTTAGCTGCTATCACAGCGCTCTTTGCTGATTTGATGGTCGCTATGGCTGTATTTAGCAAGATCAGCGGGAATGTAAAAGGCGTTGTAAAGAGCAGTGTAGCAATGCTTGCCATGTCCACATCTGTATTGCTTCTTGCTTCTGCTTTAAAGAAAGTTGCCGATTTGGATGTTAAACAACTGGCCACAGGTTTAGCTGGTGTTGCAGGTTTAACCGCTATTGTGGTTGCCGCAGCAAAGGCTATGAGCAGTAATACGAAAACGGTCATGAAAGGCGCCACAAGTATGGTTGTATTTGCGGCGGCCATAAAGGTTCTTGCTTCAGCTTGTAAGGATTTATCCGAGCTTAGCTGGAACCAGCTTGCCAAAGGACTTGTCGGTGTCGGCGTGCTCATGACCGAAATTTCTTTGTTCCTTAAGACTGCTAAATTTAGCGGGAAGACTATCACAACGGCGACTGGCATCGTGATATTGGCGGCGGCCATAAAGGTTCTTGCTTCAGCTTGTGAAGACTTCGCCAATATGGAGTGGGGAGAACTTGCCAAAGGTCTTACCAGTATTGGCGTACTTCTTGCTGAAATTACAGCGTTCACAAAGCTGACTGGAAATGCCCAGCATGTAATTTCTACGGGACTTGCGCTTATCGAGATTGCTGCCGCTATGAAGATATTTGCTTCTGCTTTATCAGATTTTGGCGGTATGCAATGGGATGAGATCGGCAGAGGGCTTACGGCTATGGCTGGTGCTCTTGCTGAGGTTACGGTTGCTCTTAACTTTATGCCAAGTAATATGGTCAGTACCGGAACGGGTCTGGTTATTGTTGCGGCAGCCCTTGAAGTTCTGGCAGATGCGCTCGGCAAGATGGGTAATTTCTCCTGGGAGCAGATTGCAAAGGGTCTGGTTGTCATGGGAGGCGCTCTTGCTGAATTGGCAGTCGGACTTAATTTCATGAAGGGTACACTTAGCGGTTCTGCTGCAATGCTTGTGGCTGCGGCGGCTTTAGCCGTCCTAACCCCGGTACTCAGCGTGCTTGGAGCGATGAGCTGGACATCCATTGCCAAGGGTCTTGTGGCTTTAGCTGGCGCCTTTACTGTCATTGGCGTTGCTGGAGCTGTGCTGACACCTTTGGTTCCGGCTATTCTGGGACTTAGCGGAGCGTTTGCGCTTATCGGCGTGGCCGTTCTTGGTATCGGCGCAGGTCTGTTGGCTGCCGGTACAGGTTTGTCTGCACTGGCTGTTGGATTAACAGCACTTGCAGCAGCGGGTACTGCCGGAGCAACAGCAATTGTAGCGTCCCTAACCGTTATTATTACAGGCGTCGCAGGGCTTATCCCCGCTATTATCGCCAAGATTGGTGAGGGGATCGTCGAGTTCTGTAGAGTTATTGCAGAAAGCGCTCCTGCAATCGGCGAGGCAGTTAAAGCTGTAGTGCTGACGCTGGTAGATGTACTGGTTGAGTGTGTACCGGCTATTGCCGAGGGAGCCTTACAGCTTGTCGTTGGTGTGCTGGATGCTCTTGTTC